AGATCATACTGTCGTTGGCAAGCAATCCATGCTTACTGATAAGCTCTTCTATGGTCACCATGTCTTGGTCATCTAAGTCCCGGAGCTTTTTGTATCCCCGCGTTACGCGGTTTCCGGTGGACATGTAGCTGTATATCTTGCGAGCTACCTCTCCAGAGATTTCTTTTCCCTTCCGCATTTGCTCCCATCCGTTAACCGCGTCAGATATTTTTTCGCTTATGGACCGGTGGCCGCGGTAGTTAAACAGGTAACCGTTTGATTTTAAATCACTTGCTACGGGTTGTAGCTGGTAACCGGCTTGGGACAAAATTAGCCAAGAGCCTTGCGCCATGTCGAGCGAACTTATATGACTGATCCGCGCCACATTGCCTCGGTCGGGTTTTGGTTCATATCGTTTCGGAAACCTCCGCGTGATGCGGCGCACGACATTCTCAGCCAAGCTATGCACAGTTTTTGGAACGCGATATGATTGCGAAAGGGTTTCGGACCCGCCGGGTAGGTTTATAAAGTGATCCACGTCCGCGCCCGCCCAACGGTAAATAGCTTGGTCATCGTCCCCCGCGCAGTACATGCGTTTAGAGTTCTCATCCAATATGTGGGCAATGTCCCATTGGAGGGGAGACAGGTCCTGCGCTTCATCTAAGAAGCACAGATCAAATTGCGGACAATACGTGTTTTTACCGGACACGAACTGTTCCAGCATGTCTGTAAAGTCGTAGACCCCGATTTTCTCTTTGTATTCTTTCAAGCATTTATCGACGTAGTTGACAGTATTCCAATCGTCTTCGAGATTGCTAATGTTATACTGATCCCGCAGCTTTACCTTGCGTAACCTTGCAAGGTTAATCAGCCCCAGAATAGGATCGTTACTGGAAACCATCGACGGAACGTCATCGTCAAAGTTTGTGTTCTTAGAGCCGCCCAGCGATATGCCAATCTTTTTACTAAGCTCTTTGTAATTAATTTCTTGCATCACTTGTTCTGGGCGTATGTCCGTCATGGTCAAAGCTAGAGAGTGCAGGGTGCGGAAGTGAACCAAGTCTTTCTTGGGGTCCAGACCAAATCGTTCTGCCGCACGTTCTTTGGCCTCGTTCGCTGCTTTGCGGGTAAACGCCAGAAAAGCAATGCGGTGGGGAGACATGCCACTTTCTAAAGCCTCGTCAACCATGTTGAGAAGGGTTGTGGTCTTACCTGTCCCGGGCGGTCCAAATATCCTAAACATTCTCGGCTTTAGCCTTCTTATAGATTTGTTGAACACGTTGTTTTGAAATGCCGAACCACTTTGCGACGGCAGTCATGGTCACGTGTTGTTCATCGATCAGGCGAACTATCTCAGCATTTCGGGCAGCTTTAAGTACGTTGGGCATTAGAACGGAGCCTCGTGCTGTGATCCAAATTCAGGAGGATCAATATCAATATCTACATTGTCGAACGAAGGTATCTGCCATACGCGCACGGCACGTCCTTTGATCTTCATGACAAGACTGCTACCGTTTATGTCCCGTAGGCGCTGGGCTATGCGGTGGGATTTATATTCAAAGAACTTATTCTTCTTCAAGAAGTTCTCAAAGTCTTTCAGACGGAAATATGTGATGTTCATCTCATCATCTGTCCAAGGCTTACGAAGTAAGATTTCTTCTTTGTCCTGCGCAACCTGTAGGTGGGCGCAAAACTCTTCCAAATAATCGTAGAACTGTCCGCTAATGCTGGCATCTTGCGCGACTTCGATGATTGCGCTCTCGTTATCTTTCATCTCACTTAACAGTGTGCTTATCCGGCTTTCCCATTGCTGCTTGGCAACTGATCGCGGCATAAAGTTAAGTTGTTCCATGCAGGCTTTTTGAAAGGTGGGCTGGTTCATAAGAGCATCTGTGTCCATTTCCAGAGGCTCGCCGTTAACGTCCATAAACCAGACGGGCGGGGTAGAGTTATATTTGCGAAGGTTTGCAATTGTGGCCCCGGCTACGGCAGCCCCTATGCCGAACTTACGGGTCCGACATAGGTCTTTGTTACAGTGCGAATTGATCGGCGCATCAGAGCATTTATATGCGTAATCCTTTCGCTCTACTTGTTTGGCAACAACGTTTACCTCTGAGAGTGGCAGTGGCGGAGATATGTACTCCATATTGAAGCGGAGTATCTCTGACTCCCAGCTATCTGGATATGCCTTTCGTAAGTACACGCCAATGTTGAACAGACCATTATTACGTCCTCCTTCGCTAATACCTGCTTTGCACAGTATCTGTAGGCAGGGCGGACCGTCCTTCAGTAGGTCGGTTTCACCGCCCCCTACTATTTGAAGCTTAACGATTTGCTCCGGAGTTTGTACATGTTTTTCGTATAATTCTATAAATTCATCTAAGGTGGCCGACGTGCCATCGTCTAAGAAAGCGTAGCGCAATCCGTTTTCATGGTCGTAATATGGCAGGTTTAAGAAGTTGCCTACGTCTCCACGATCAAGGTGCAGCTTTATTTGCTTTGGAAATATCTCGCTCTCGCCATATCCGAGGGCCGCGGCTATTGATTGCAGGGCCTTCTGCATGTCCTTGGCTTCTGTCCAATCGCTGGAGAACAGGAAGCAGTGCGCTCCGCCCGACTTAGATCGGCAAACCACCATCGGTATTTTTAACCTGCGGATTTTATCGACAAGTATTTTATGATCCAAAGGGTACTGATCGATATCAATACAGCCCCATTTGCAACAATTGTCTTCATTGATGGGGATGATACCTAAACCGGCTCCGGCCCCTGAGAGGTGGTTGTCCCAAAGTTTTTCGTTGCGTGGTTCTCTTAGAATGCCCGCTTTGCCTTTGGCTTTACCGTTTGCCCCTGTATTTTCTATTTTGAAGTAGCCGTATGCTTCCTTCAAACCATCGAAGATGGCCATAAACTTTTCTGCTGACATTATTGCCCCCACTCGAAAGAAAAACGGCGGGGCATAAGTACCCCGCCGCGAACACTACTTAAAACGGTATATCTTTATCGTTTTGTGCAGCTTCTTCTCCGTCCGAGTGTTTCACAACAACCTCACCCGCGGTGATGCTTGCTGCAAAATCTTTTGCGCGAGTGTACATGTGTGCCTCTGACACAGGCCCCTCGACAGACATTTCCCATCCATGCCACGAACCCTTGGAGTTTTCTTCCCCAATTGTTTTAAGATCGTAGACGTAAGCGAAACGCGGTGGTGTGAAGGGTCCTTTCGATCCCATCATTGAACGTGACGCCATGATGCTGTTCCATTTACGCGACTTTTTAAGCTGCGTAGATTTCATTGCAATCAAGGCTGTCTCCATTGAGCCGTCTTCCGCGAGCAAGATAACAAAGTGCTGGTGCGTTTCTTCGATGTATTCACCGGAGCCGTCCATCACATAATCTTTGTTGTCATCTTTTGACCGCTCAACCTTTGGCCGCGCTTCATGTGGTTCGTAGATCGCGGTCGGGGCACCGCTTCCCACGCCACGTGGAGCCCACTGAATGAAGCGGCGTTGATACGCGCACGGTATGACCCTAATGCCCGTCTTTCCCTCGTAAAGGGCTCCTGTGACCGTGTTATAGATATCCCCTTTACGAGCATCTTCATTCACGTCCAAGACAGGATCGTTGCCAGACAGAACCTTCAGAAACGGAAGGGCTAAGTCGTCTTGCCCCAAATCCTGTAAGCCGTCTCCAGCGTCCTGTTCAAACATTGCAGGATTAAACTCCGCAACGCTTGTTTCTTCTTTTGTAGCCACTTGTTTTGACTGTGCCATATTATTTTCCTCTCTTTATGACTGCACGTTGACCGACATAAGCTCCAAATAATTCCATTGGAAACTCTTCTCCTGCCTCGCACCGCTCTTTAACAAACGCACGAAGCGTCTGCGGGTGAATTTCGGTTTTCTGCGTAGGCACAAAACCTTCTTGTTCAGCAAATGCTGAAAAAGCGTTGGCTTTATCGTCCTCGCCACGGCCAAACTGGCACAAGACAGTATTCTTAATAATGTCATCATACCCGTTATCGCGTAGCCAGTCGTAGGCTTGCGGACGATTGTTTACCAGTATGGAGGCTCCATACGTTTGTTTGACCTCAACGGTAGAACCGTCCTCCAAGGCAAACGAAGATATACCGACTTCTGCAAGCATTGCGGGCATGTCTTCATCCGTCATCTTCAGAAGTTTTTTCTTCGCACTCTTCAGATCGCTCTCAAGAGATGAAATATATTCTTCTTCATCGCGGATATGTCGAGCCAACTCAGCCACCGTTTTGAGGCCTTGTTGATCTATCTTTTCGACGGATGAGGCGATAGTATCCTCAAAGTCTTCTTCCATCATTTTTAGTACGTCGTTACTCATTCCGAGTCTCCTTCGTGGTTAAAGGCACCTGTCGGGCCTTGACAAATACGGATAATATCGTATACTCCGATCTTGTCAAGCAGTATTTAGGAAATTTAAAATGCGTGGATTTGAGTACAAAACCAACCCTTATGACCACCAAAGAATAGCCTTAGAAGCTTCGTGGGCCGAGGAGTATTATGCGCTGTTCATGGAGATGGGAACAGGAAAAACAAAAGTAGCCATAGATACCATGGCGGTTCTTTACGAGGCTGGCAAGATAAATTCAGCGTTAGTTGTGGCCCCGAAAGGGGTCTATGATAACTGGGTTAAAAACGAAATACCGGCACATTTACCAGACCGCATCCAACGTAACATCTTGCGGTGGACCCCTGCTAAGACAAAACGTATGGAAACTAATCTGCAAGACTTCATTGTAGAAGACTTTGGCGGCATCAAAGTGTTTGTCATTAACATAGAAGCGTTTTCCACGAGCCGTGGGACGGACGCCGCTCTCGCCTTTTTGTATCAAAATCCCGACAATATCGTAATCGTGGACGAAAGCACCACCATTAAAAACCGTAAGGCCGCCCGGACAAAGAACATTGTAAAGCTACAAGAGTATTCTAAGTACCGACGCATACTGACAGGTTCTCCCATTACTAAAAGCCCTATGGATTTATTTAGTCAGTGCGACTTCCTGCGTAACAAGGCGTTGGGTTTCAACAGCTACTTTGCGTTCCAATCGCGGTATGCAAACATCCAGCAACGCACGATGGGGCACCGCAGCTTTCAGCAAATCGTGGGTTACCGACGATTAGACGAACTTTCTGAAAAGTTAGACCGCTTTAGCAACCGAGTATTAAAGCAAGACTGCTTGGACCTTCCTGAGAAAGTTTATGTGCGGCGGGAAATCGATTTTACGGCAGAACAGAAAAAACTGTACACTCAGATGCAGAAGCTGGCACTGGCTAAATTAGAGAGTGGGGAGCTTGCAACGACGGCCAGTGTGCTTACGCAGATAATGCGTCTCCAACAGATATGTTGCGGGTTTTTGCAGCCGGATGAGGGTGAGATAGAACCTGTGAAGAGTAACAGACTTAGAGAACTGTTAGACCTTACAGACGAGGTGCATGGTAAAGCCATAATCTGGGCCACTTACACGCATGACATATTGCGCATCGAAGAGGCCATAAAGGAGCGTTTTGGAGAAGACTCGGTTGCCACGTATTACGGAGGTACACCGCAGGACGAACGACAAGATATTGTTACACGCTTTCAAGATAAGTCTGATCCGCTGCGCTTCTTTGTCGGTCAGCCGCGGACCGGGGGCTACGGGATTACGCTAACTGCCGCTAACACCGTAATTTACTTTTCAAACAGTTATGACTTGGAAATCAGATTGCAATCGGAGGACCGCGCTCACCGGATTGGTCAGACAAATAAGGTCACCTATATTGACATGGTTGCGCCCAACACTATCGACGAGAAGATACTACAGGCCCTACGGAGCAAGATTGATATTGCAGGTCAGGTTCTAGGGGAAGATGCTAAAGATTGGTTAAGGTAAGGGTTTCTACGGAAGTGGGTCCATGATATCGGTCACAAAAGCCTCTGCGTATGGGTATTTAGAGATTCCATTTTCGTCTTTTAGGGTGTGCATACCTCGGCGTTGCATCTCTTGTGCCATTCTTTCTGTGTTAGGGCCGTCGTCAACTAGACGTTGGTTTGACGCAATATTGTCAAACTGGACCGACACGATTTCTTCTAACGCGTCGTTTGACGCTTCAGTTACGGCTTGAGAGAAAACTTCGGGGTCCATGCCAGTGATCGCGTCATACGCCTCATCAACGATTTCGTCTTCAGTGAGATTTATAGCGGTCGTTGCGTCTTTGAAGATGCCAGAGCCTTTAGCGGCGTCGGGTAAACCCCTGCCCTCGTTAGGCAGATCATCAAGAATGTCATATTGCTCATCAATTTGACGGCGGAGCAACTGTATGTTTTGCATCGCCATATCAAGTGGATTAATACGCGTTTTTACTGCCGCTTTCGTGGTTTTTGTAGCAATGTCCGCAACTTCACCAATAATGTCCGGAGCGATGGCCGCAGTAGCTGCAGTAGCTGCCGCTCCTTTGAGAAACTGACGGCGGCTGGGATCAGCAAGAGTGTCTTCCGCAATGTCTTTAGGCGCACCTGTAGGAGTCAACATGTCCATTAAAACGGCTTTTGCAGGCTGTTTTGCCAATGCGCCAATGCCAATCATACCCACAGGAGCGAGTGTTTCCATTGCAGCTTCAACCCCTGCGGCCTTTCTCTCTTCGGTTGACAATCGGGGGTCAAAAGCTCGGTCACTGGCGTACATA